CTTTATTACGGGCGATTACCTGCAGATCACCCGCGTTGGTGGCGGCAATCTCGACTTTATTGATGCGTCTGGTTTTACGCCTGCCGGTGTAACAAGCACTGGCGCCTGGTACGTCAGCGTTGATGCAGTCGGCGGCATCCGTCTGTTCAAGACCTGGGGCGCTGCACTGAAAGGCGACTACAACGACGCCGTAACGCTTGCCACACCTAGCGGCAGCTACACAATTTCAGTTGCCGTCACCAATGCCGGGTATCGCACCCTTGGCGAGGTTGTGTCCTATGAACTAAGCACGCAACGGGCTGCTCTTGATGCCACGGTGCTGGGCGAAGAATTCGTGGAGCAAGTCAGCGGCTTGGTTTCCGGCAGCGGGCGCATGACCTGTTTCTGGGATTTTGGCGAAAACCAAGACTTTGAAGCCGCCCAATACATCCATCACCTGATCCTACGCCAGCAACTCGGCAGTAATTTCAGCGCCGCCTTTACCCTCAAACGCAACGGCGAATCTGCCGCCACTGGTCCCAGCAACACCGATTCATCTCAGCTGTACTACTTAGTAGACGGCTTGATCACCAACGTCGGCATTTCGTTTGAGGCGAGCACCGCCGTTCAATCCCAGATCGAATTTGTGACGACCGGGCAAATCCAGTTGCGGTACAGCACGGGCGGCAGTATTGCGGGAAGTCTGTTGTTGCAGGAAGACAGCAATGCACTGGACCTAGAATCAGGTATAGGCCGCTTGCTGCAGGACGAAATCTGAGTCATGGCAGACCTCAAAATTTCCCAGCTCAATAGTCTTGCCGGCTCATCACTGGCAAACAACGACGTTGTAGCTGTCGTCGATACCTCGGCCAGCGAGACCAAAAAGATCACATCAAAGGAGCTTGTTCAATATGGATATGGACTCGTTGACCCCAGCACCCTCGACGGTGACATCATCGAACCTGGCACCACTACCGCCAGAGGCACCGTCCAGCTTACCGACAGTACCAGTAGTACGAGTACCACCACCGCAGCTACTCCAAACGCTGTTAAATCTGCCTACGACCTAGCTAACGCAGCAATGCCGAAGGCTGGTGGCACGTTCACCGGCAACATCAGTTTTGAGGGCAGCACTGACGACGCCTTTGAGACGACCTTTGCGATCACCGACCCCACGGCTGACCGCACCATCACCTTCAAAAACGAATCTGGCACCGTCGCTTACCTGAGCGACATTTCCGGCATCAGCACATTTTTGCCACTGACCGGTGGCACGATGACCGGGCAGATCCTCGGTGATGACTCCACTAGTGCCAGCACTCCTGGCTATGCCTTTGACGGCGACCCTGACACCGGCTTACTCCGCACTGGCGCCAACGAAATTGCCCTTGTCACTGGTGGTACTGCACGGCTAACTGCAGACGCATCCGGCAACATCAATATCCCCGGTAATTTATCTGTTCAGGGCACAACTACAACAATCGATTCCACCACATTGGTGGTGAAGGATAAGAACATCGAAATGGGTGCGGTTGCCACCCCGACCGATGTAACTGCAGACGGCGGCGGTATCACCCTGCGTGGTACGACCGATAAAACAATCAACTGGATTGATAGCACCGACGCTTGGACATTTAGCGAGCACATCAGCATCGCTAGCGGTAAAGAGTTTCGGATTAACGGCACCAAAGTTCTTGACGCCACCAGCCTCGGCAGTGGTGTTGTTAGCTCCAGCCTCACAAGCGTTGGCACACTTACCGGCCTGACACTCAGCGGTGACGCGCTGCTACAAAACCAAGCTGACCTGCGCTTTGGCGAGGCAACCGGGAACGGCACTAACTGGGTTGCGTTCCAAGGTGCAGCAAGCATCGCCAGCAACGTCACCTGGACACTGCCCGCAACAGACGGCACAAGCGGTCAAGCACTCAGCACCAACGGCTCTGGAACACTGAGCTGGACAAATGTTGGCAGCGGCGATGTGACGCTGACCGGCACTCAAACGCTCACCAACAAAACTCTCACCGACCCGGCGATCATCGGCACGATCCTTGAGGACGTGTTCACGATCACCGATGGGGCAGCGTTTGAGATTGACCCCGGCAACGGCAGTGTCCAGCTGATCACGCTCGGCGCTAACCGCACACCCAAGGCCACCAACTTTGCAGCCGGTGAAGCGGTCACGCTGATGGTGGATGACGGCAGCGCCTACACGCTCACTTGGAGTGACTCGACCTTTGGTGGTTCTGGCGTGGTGTGGAAGACCGGCGGAGGCAATGCCCCGACGCTGAATACAACGGGATACACGGTTATTGTGCTCTGGAAAGTCGGCACGCAGGTGTACGGCGCTCGCGTGGGAGATGCCTGATGCTGAACAGTAAAGCACTCGCTGCATCCGCCAGCGCACCAAAGGTTTACATTGAGGAGTGCTTCCAAAGTTGGCTTTATACCGGCAACGGCAGCACGCAGACGATCACGAATGGGATTGATCTGAGCGGTAAGGGTGGGTTGGTTTGGATCAAGAGCCGTTCATCTGGCGTCGAATATCACAATTTATTTGATACGGCGCGTGGTGCTGAATACGTACTCTTTTCAAATACAACGGATGCGAGTGCTAGTTCACCAACTCGTCTCTCTAGCTTTAATTCTACAGGTTTCACGGTAGGCTCTAATGCAGCAACTAATGCTAATTCTGCAACTTTTGCCTCCTGGACCTTCCGCAAGGCGGCCAAGTTCTTTGATGTGGTGACGTGGACTGGAGATGCAGTTCAAGGGCGGGCAATCTCTCATAACCTTGGTAGTGTGCCTGGCTGCATTATTGTCAAGCGATTAGATAATACCGGCCAATGGAACGTATATCACCGTAGTACTAGTGCAAATCCCGGAGAGGATCTACTTATTCTCAATAGCACAGCAGCTGTAAATCCAGGGGTCGGATTTGCCTACTGGAATAATGCTACTGCTACCGCAACTGAATTTTATTTAGGCACAAATCAATCGGTCAATGCCTCGGGCAACACCTACGTCGCCTACCTGTTCGCGCACGACGCTGGCGGGTTTGGCGATAGCGGGAATGACAACGTTGTTAGCTGCGGGAGCTATACCGGCAATAGCAGTACCACTGGACCGACAATAAATCTCGGTTGGGAGCCACAGTGGTTGTTAATTAAACGAGCTAGTGGAGGTACAGGCGGATGGTTCCTGTTGGATTCCATGCGTGGCATTGCCACCGGAAGTGCTGATGCCAGCCTCCAAGCTGAGAGTTCCAATGTGGAAAACACTGCGGATGATCGCTTGTCGCTTACTTCAACAGGTTTTCAATTAACAACCACATCAGGCTTTTTTAATAATTCTGGCGACACCTACATCTACATCGCCATCCGACGCGGGCCGATGAAGACGCCCACCGATGCGACGAGTATATTCAATACTTATCAAACTTCTACAAGTCGTTTGATTGGTGATAAGTATGATTCAAACTTGTATCCACCGGACTTGTATATTTGGTTCAAGCAATCCGCAGGAGGGGGTGCCTGGTGGCAAGACCGACTGAGAGGCTGGAAAAGTTTTGCATCTTCTAGTACAGGCGCCGAAGAGGCTACAACGTACATAAAACAATCAGGGAAACAAGACGAGCTTGAATACATTGCCAACTGGGACAACGCTACAGGATATGCCAACTGGTATTTCCGCCGCGCCCCCGGCTTCATGGACGTGGTGGCTTATACGGGCACGGGTGCTAACCGCACGGTGAGCCATAACCTTGCCGTGGTGCCGGAGTTGATTATTGTTAAGCGGAGAGACGCAACTGGTGGCTGGCTTGTTTATGTATCCGCGCTCGGCGCAACGGAATTTCTGCAGCTTCAATCAAGTGCTGCACAGAGCACTCTTTCTTTAGCCTGGAATAACACGTCTCCAACCAATTCCGTTTTTAGTGTAGGCACTAGTAGTTCAGTAAATGCTTCCGGCGGCACCTACATCGCCTACCTCTTCGCCACCTGCCCCGGCGTGAGCAAAGTCGGCAGCTACACCGGCACCGGCACCACGAAGGACATTGACTGCGGCTTCACTAACGGATCACGGCTAGTTTTGATTAAGAAAACAGATAGTACAGGAAACTGGTATATTTGGGATTCCGCCAGAGGCATTGTTTCCGGGAATGATCCATATTTATTGTTAAACTCAACAGCAGCAGAAGTAACGAATACTGATTATATTGACCCGTTGTCCTCTGGATTCCAGATTAGTTCTACGGCTCCGGCAGAAATCAACGCAAATGGTGGCAGTTACATATTTTTGGCGGTGGCATAAATGGCGTATTTTTATTTACTGCAACACAAGGACTCCGGCAAAAAATACGCTGGAGTTCGTTATGCAAAAGGTTGTCAACAGGAAGAACTGCTAGTCAAGTATTTCACTTCTTCTCGCGCAGTGAAAAAACTCCTTAAAGATGACCCGGCTTGTTTTGACATTATTGAGGTTAAAAACTTTGACAATAATGAAGAGGCAATTGCGTATGAACTTAATTTCATAAAAGAGAACAACGCACATTTAAGCGAGGAGTGGTTTAATCAAGCGGCTGCCAAAGCAATTAACCCAAAGGCGGCCAAACAAACTTGCCTTGAGCGTTATGGGGTAGAAAACTGGACCCAGACAGAAGAGTACAAAACTAGCGGACTTGGTTTTCAGCCCGGAAATAAGCACGGATGCTTTCCGCGTACAGAAGAAACAAAACAAAAAATGTCCGAGGCATTTACAGGGCGCGTATTCAGCGATCAGCACAAACAAAAAATTCGAGACCGTCGCATAGGGTCAACCGCTTCCGAAGAAACCAAAGCAAAAATGTCTGCAACTCGCCGTGGCAAGCCAAGACCCGCATCATTTTCAGAAAAAATGGCAGTAAAAATGAAAGGAGAAAACAATCCTATGTATGGAAAGGCATCTCCACGCAAAGGTATTCGAGATCCGGTAATTGCTTGTGAATATTGCGGCAAAGAAGCCAGCAAAGGGAATTATCTTAGGTGGCATGGGGACAACTGCCGCCATAAAACCTCCACTACTGTTTAACCATGGAACTCCGTAACCGCACCACCGGCGCCGTCATCACTGAGGACGAGTTTCGCCGCTCCAATCCCAACACCAGCTTCCCGCCGCAGCTCACGCCTGAGATCATCGACAGCTTCGGCTATGACCCCGTGCTGGAAGGCCCGCAAGCCACCACAATCCCGCCTTACCAGTACAGCCAGCGTGATGGCGTGGTGGAGGTGAACGGACAGTGGTTCACGCACTACATTGCCGGTCCTGTCTTCCAGGATTACACCGATGATCAGGGCGTGGTGCATACCGCTTCTGAGCAGTATGAGGCGTATTGTTTCGCCAAAGATGCCGAGCAAGGCAAGGCTGTCCGAGAAGATCGCAACCGTCGTCTGGCTGAATGTGACTGGACGCAGCTAGCCGATAGCCCGCTCGATCCTGACGGCAAAATGGCGTGGCAGCTATACCGTGAAACTCTCCGCATGGTGCCGCAACAGGAAGGCTTCCCTTGGAACGTGCAGTGGCCGCCGAAGCCCGGTGAGAACTGATGGCGGTAAAAGCTAAAACAGGCACAGGGCGGCTGGATCATCAAGCCGGTCGCCCAAAAACTACTCGTCAAGGGTTTGGACAACATTCTCGCCCTCGCCGCCGTGGCAAAAAACCTCGGGTCGGGCAGGGCCGCTAAATTAGAAAAAAGGTCGGCAGTATGCCTCGCAATGGATCACCACGAAGAGGCACCAATCACCATCAAGCCGCCCGAAAACCCATTTAATCAAGCCGTTCCGGCCCTGTTGACCACAGCGGTCATAGGGTTGGGCGGCCTTTTTATGCAAGTCGCCAAGCTAGACCAGTCGGTCAGTACGGTTGCCGCCGATATCCAAGAGCTAAAAAACGACTCAAAAGAAAGGCTTAGCGATCTTGAAAGCCGCGTTAGACATATTGAGATGACGGTTGGCAGCCGTAAGTGATCGCCGTACACTGAGGAAAACGCATTTTTGTTATGGATCCCACCACTGCTGCTGTTGTGGCTATTGTTATTGCCGCCGGGTCTGAAATCATCAGCCTGCTGCCGATCAAGGAAAACGGCTGGATTCAGCTGATCTTGAAGGCTCTGAAGGTGGTATTCCCAAAGCGTTGAATGCCGACACGGTATGGCTAGCGCGGTTCGGCCAAAAGACTTGGCGTGATCACCTGCGTAAGGCTGCGCAGGATTACAAGTTTGATAAGACGCTAGGACCGAGGCTAGATCGCGCTGAGACTGATTGGCATAAGGCACAGCCACCAGCAATAGAGCCGCCAGTGATTGTGCATCACGATATTGACCCTGTGCTGCAGACTGGTGATAGCCGCTTGCTTGGTGGCGCCATGAGTATCCACGCACCCTGGAGCAATGACGCAGAACGCGATACGGCTGATTGACCTGTTTCGGTATTACAAGGCATTGCCACACCAGATGGCTGCAATTACGGAATTGGAGTCCGTGATTTCAAAGGCAAATCCGCATATCCTTGGCCGCGATCAGGGTTGGTTTAAGACGTGGAGTCAGTCGGGTAAACAGGAAGATGATTTGCAGCCTGCTGTTGAGTTGATTAAAAAGTTTGAAGGCTTAAGGCTTGAGGCTTATTTGTGTCCTGCTGGTGTCTGGACAATCGGCTATGGCCATACGGGCACGAATGTAAAGGCTGGCCTGAAGATCACGCAGGCTGATGCGGAGGCGTTGTTGCTGTCTGATATTGAGCGTTTTGCCCGTGCTGTTGATACTTGGATCAAAGTTGATCTAACGAATAATCAGCGTTGCGCGTTGATCAGCTTTACGTTCAATGTGGGGATTGGGGCGCTGCAGGAAAGCACACTGCGTAAGCGGCTGAATAACGGGGAAGATCCCGTCAAGGTGGCGATGGAAGAGCTGCCGAGGTGGAATAAAGGGGATGGCAAGATCCTTGAGGGTTTGGTGCGTCGTCGCCGGGCTGAGGTTGAGTTGTTCTGTCATGGCGTGAAGCCTGTAACGAATGACGTAAAACTGACGCCCGATAAGCCGTTTGATTTTCGCGTTACGCCTCATATCAAATATGGCGAGCTTGCATTAAACCAAGAGGCCAGAAGATTCGACAAACAGCATCAGTGCGATACGGCAATTGTGCTGTGTAATTTCCTTGAAAAGGCAAGGGCTGCATTTGGTGGCAAGCCGATTATTATCACAAGCGGTTACAGAAATCCACAAATAAACGCGTCTGTTGGCGGTGCATCACGCAGCGAACATTTATACGATGCGCCTGATACCGGAGCTGTTGATTTTTACCTTGAAGGTGTCAACATTTACGACCTGCAGGAATGGTGCAAGGCGCATTGGCCGTTCAGCTTGGGCCTAGGTGCGCCAAAGGGTTTTTTGCATATTGGGATGAGGCCGGGCCGACCAAGTGTTAAATGGGATTACTAGCAAACCTGCCCGCAACGTCTCGCAGCCTATTTGCCTTGATGTAGGTGTTTTCATAATGCGTTAACCATTGAAGGTTTAAGGCGCGATTGTCATGGGGGTTGTTGTTTATATGGTCAACGTGATAAAAATTGCGCCCCCTTCCACTTTTGCCGGGGCAAGGCTTAAGAAAGGCTTCAGCCACTAATTGATGTATTCTTTTTGTTTTTACTTTTCCGTTCCTAGACAATGCAACATGCAAATATCTGCATGAATTTTGCGGCCTTAAGATTCTGCCCTTAAATTCGTGGACCGCTTGACCATTCCACCTTTTGCCGGGCAGGCTTCTTACGCGGCCTTGATCTGAAACTTCATACAAACCTTCATAGCCGACAACGGGCTTCCAAAGCTCTACAATGCCTTCCATCAGCTCAGTTGGGTGAGTTGGTCACGCTCTAGGGGCGGCAACCCGCTGGAGCACCCCAATAATACCGCCAACCTCGTGCTGCTGCCTGATTCTGAGATTCGTGCCCTGTGCCAGTCTCACGCTCTGATTCATCCCTTCAATCCTGATCGCCTCAACCCTGCTAGCTACGACGTGGCGCTGGGCGACAACATCATGATTGAGGTGGCCGAAACCCCCGAGCTGATCAGGCACAGCATTAAGACGCACACCAAGGAGGATCCGTACTGGCTGCAGCCTGGTGGATTCATCCTTGCCGAAACCGAGGAGATTTTTAACCTGCCCGATAGCCCAGCGATTGCTGCTCAATTTGTACTGAAATCAAGCCGCGCACGTTCTGGCATTCAGCATATGTTGGCCGGATTTTGTGATCCTGGCTGGCATGGCAGCAGGCTGACACTTGAGCTAAAGAATGTGCGGCAAAAGCATCGTGTTGGCATCTGGCCCGGACTGTTGATCGGTCAAATGGTCTTCATGCCTCTAAGCGATGACCCCGAACGCTCCTATGCAGAGGTTGGCCATTACAACAAGCATGAAACCGTGATGCCATCTTGGGAAACTTTTAATATTCCGGTTAATCCTTCTGCCTAAGCTTTGTTGGGGAGAGACAAGGACACCGACCGTCCATCTGGCGAGCATGGGCGGTTTTTTATTGTCTAGTGATCTGGGCCTTGCTCATGTCGCATTGAATCGGGTAGATCTGGGTTTTGTAGGAAGTGAACGGAGAATTCGTCGTATCCGCGTTGGTGTGCCCATAGTTGAACGGCGCCGATTGTTTTGAAAGGCCCGACGCGTGTTTTGTCTGGCAGTTTGATGTAATAGTTCATGGGGGTTGTCTTCGCTACCGTTTAGGCAAGTCAGTGGCGGCCTTGTGGTTGATCACATTGATGGCACCGAGCTTGTTAGAAAACGTGATGCCAAGCGGCGTTTCAGGGACCAGATACTGTTGCACTTTAATTATCACTGCGCTTATTGTTTTGAGCCGTTAGGTAGATCGCCAACGCTTGATCATGTAATCCCGAAAATCAAAGGTGGGACAAGTAACATGAATAACCTTGTGGCGTGTTGCTTTGGTTGCAATATGTCAAAGGGACATAAGGATTGGCGAGTTTGGTACAGGAGTTTGCCGTTTTGGTCAGAGATTGGAGAGGCAAGGATATTGGACTGGATCAATCAGGATTAAGGCGAAGTCATTTGATGCTGATAGACTTGGGCTTGCCAAAGATCTGAGCTGTAGCGGCACATTCCTTGATAGCAAGTGCGGTAGTACATTTCACCACCTCCTGCAGGTTCTAAGACTTCGATATAGCTGCCGTCGTCAAATTCCGTCTTGCTCAACACGGTCGGTTCCATCGTTATACAGGTGGCATTGATCTGCGAACTTACCGTAGGCGCTTTGCTTGGCTTCGGGGAACTCAAATTCGCAGCCGTTACCTCCGTTGTTGACGCGCAATACAGACCAGTGCCTGCAATCCCAGCAGGTTAGGTGGCTGCGTGGATCCGGATCAAGCGATTGATAGGTTTGCCCTTTTTTAAGGCTTTGGTAAATGTTGTGAGCCCGAACAAAGGCGGTTTTTAGGTGTGTCGTTTGAAGATCAATAACAACCGTTGCGCCGCCTTGTTTGGGTAATTTGACCTTGGCACGCCAATTTTCAACGAGCGTTCGCCGTTCTAAAACAACTCTGCCGTTGAATAAATTGATCATGTCATTCGTCTTCGCCAAAAGAAGGCATATGGAAAATGCGCTCTAGCTCAAAGTGATCTGGAGGCATTTCATCTGGCGCCTGGCCCTCACGGAACGGGTCATTGAGATCCCGAATGATGTAGGCGACAGGCGTATGGCGAAGGCGTACCTGAAGTGTGCCAACCCGAGGGCTTTTAGCCAAGACGTTAAAGCACCAATTTTCAAACCAGTTCAGGAAAGGAACTTTGATCTTCATGGCTCAAGCCTTGGGTGGCATCAGTTGTGCGATCAAAAGGGTGATAGCAGTATCAGCGTACCGATTAGCCAGCTCGCTGTCAGTACCACCAACAGCACGGATGAGATCAGAACGGAGAACGTTGTAATCAAGGTCACGCAGGTTGGTGGCGACTTCGTGTGAAAACTCATTCCATAGGCCGGTGTAGGTGCTGTCAGTACGGCCTGCGCGGTCATAGATCACGTCCATGAAATCAGCACGGCGTTGATCCAGTTCAATGGCGGTCAGCATGGTTTTTAGCGATTGCAAGGGCTTCGGAACGGGTATCGCAGAGCGGGCCGTACCAAACTGAATTGCCATCCCAGCACCAAGGCTGAAAGGCAGACATGACACCGTAACCAACCCAGTCAGCTCCGTAACAGTGATGTTTGGGGCTGTCATATCGGCTGGCTTCAGCTTTGATCGGTGCCATTGGCTATCGGGCAATTAGCCGTTTGATAGCGGATGAATGGCTGCAGCGCAGCGTACATACGAGCACAGTCGTCAATCGTGTGATTGTTGAACCGTGGCGCCCAGTATTCAGCTAGGCATTCAAGCAGGATCTGCTGTATTTCTGCTGTAGAAGTCGCAGATGGCGGCAAAGGTTGGTTCATCTATGGCCTCTGGAAAGCCGTAGGAACATTTGCCGTGCTTGAACTCAACGCAGTTTGTGCAGTGGTTGGCGTTTGCGATGTATTCACGCCGTACTGATTCTTTAACGCGTATGGGAACGCGTGGCATTTCAGGTGCAACGTCAGTCCATGATTTGCCATTACGGATAAGAGAAATGGCCTGCCGTGTGACGTTGAACTGAGCAGCAAGAGTGCTGTTGTTTTCAGTTGATTGAATGATGTAGACCACATCAGCAGGCGTGAGCTTTGTTTTAATTACGCGTGCCATTCAGGCTGGGGAGTTTCACCTCACTGTGCTTGTCGGGGGTTAGCCAACGTAAGTCGTTGTAGACAGGCCCCCATGTTTCAAAGGCAATTTGTTTGGCCTCTGTTAAACCACAGGCAATGACCCAATCGTGAACATTGATGGATGGAATGGTGAAGTAAAAACGGCGGGGCTGTGGTTGCATGATCAGCGGGTTTCGATGGGGCGCTTGGATAAGTAGAGCTGGGAGATTTGATAGGTGGCACCAGTAGCAAAGCTTTGAACGATGTAGGTCGGCCATGAGCAGCCCTCTACCTTGCTGATCACTGTGGCTTCAACCTGAGCCCAACCACGGACGTAGCAGGGCATTCCGGGATGGAAACGCCACAGGTCGCGTTCAACTCTGACGCCGCGTGCATTGGGCGACATTTTGTAGACCTTTTGACTAGTCGGGATGACAGGTGCAACCATGCCAGAGCACTGGGCACTGAGTACAACAAGGCTCATTTTTGTGTGGTGTAGATGGCGTGTTGCGTACCGCTGTGGTGGGCGGTTTTAAGGGTCAGGCCATCGTGAATGATGAGGCAAAGATCGCTGCCGGGATAA